ATGTGTAAAAATATTTATATTGAAGAGATTTCAGGAAACTTTGATGGTTTTGATTACAATCTCAATGCAGACATTGAGAATGACGGAGCAGTAGAGGTATCCGCCTTTATTAATCACAGTCATATCAGCTTTAATAATATGATTAACGATTTTAAGACCATGTTGAATTGTCTTAAAAGCTATTTCGAGTTGAACGATTACAATTTTGCTTCATTCGAAGCTGCTGATTCAAAAGGCAAAGACTATGAGATTAATATTAGCCCGAATGAAAGTGTGATTACTATTCAAATTTTCGGTGCAAACTTTAAGGAAGAGAGTCTTGTGCAGAGTTTTGCATACTCTGTTGGGTATATTCAAAGCTTTCTGTTACATAGCGAATCTGAGCTTAAAAGCGAAGACACAAACAACTAACATTACTGTGTTTGTACTATAGCTTACAAATTTTAATGCGTATCACTGTTGCACTAATCATCAGTGATACGCATATATGGAGGTATTGTAAATGCTTAAAAAGAGTAATAATGACGATATCAAATTATTCTTTGGTTCTCTCGCAATTGGTGGAATTGTATCAGTAATTGTGTTTGTTATTTACTGGGAAGCTAATAAAGATATTGCTTCGGAAGTGTTGTCCCCTTTTTTCGGTAACCTATTTATTGCAAGTTTTTGTGTTTTTTCGGTTTTACCGCTTTCATTACTTGCATATATCGTAGTTTATTTGTTGAAAAATGAAAGCATTAAAACTTCAATTCGTCTGTTAGCAAACAAATTTTCTACTCGGCAACTGACAAAAAACTCTGAAATTATTTATCCGTGTTTGCAAGCATTTGTATATGAAACACTTAAGAGAAATGATATTTTACATATTCCTGTGCAAGACATTTCTTCGGTAAATTATATTGGTTACAGTGTAAGACAAGACTGTGTTTTTTACCGCTATGGTATAAATCTTTTAGAGAAACCAGATTACGATGATGATTTACTTAAAATCACTCTGAGTCGCTTGTTTCAAAGTGAGTTAAAACAATATGGAGTTTTAGGTCTTCCTTCAATTTATAAAAGCGTGACTGCTTTTTGCTACTCGATATATGCAGACAGGGTGTTTTATGATGAAGATAATCACATTTTGTTAATTGATATTTTATATATCTGCACTGAAAATTCTGCAATATATTATCAAAATGCTACTAAGCGTGATAATAATAATCATATTAATATGGGTGATATTTATGATGATGAAGTGTAACACATCTTTTAATTTGGGCATTGATAACAAGGCTCTTTCTCGGGGTTTTGTTCTGCCTTTAAAAGTGAATTGCAAAAAGACACCGCATATCCTTTTGTGTGGCTCAACAGGTTCAGGCAAAACATACGCTTTAAAATATATATTGAAGCAGTTAGCTATATCTAATTCATTGATATATCTTTGTGATTACAAGGGCATAGATTTTATTGCTATGCAAGAATGTGGAAGATATTATAAACATCAAAATGTATCAGAGGGAGTAAATACGGTTTTTGATTTGCTTCAAAATCGTATGGAAAATCCCACACTTGATAATCAGGCGTGTTTTTTGGTATTTGACGAATGGAGTGGATTTTTAGCTTCTGTTCCAAAGAAACAACAAGAGGAATTTAAACAGAAGTTAGCTTCAATTTTAATGCTTGGAAGAGGAGTGGGCATATTTTTATTGCTTGCAATGCAAAGGTGTGATACTACTAATTTTCTTTCAGGTGCAAGAGATAATTTTGGGGTAGCTCTTGGTTTGGGCAGACTTTCAAAAGAATCGGCTCGTATGTTGTTTTCTGATGAAGCCGATTTGATAGAACCAAAGCCGAGAGGTCACGGATATTTGAGAGTTGACGGACAACCTACGGTTGAAATAGTCATTCCTAAAATCAGAGATATGTCAATTACGGATAAGGTTATAAAAAATGCTCTTTGTGAGTAAATACAATTTTTAATAATGGGAGGTAATAACTATGGATATTAAAAATATAGTTATTGACGCCTACAAGACAGTAGGCACAGATTTAATGCTGGTGTCAGTTTTACCTGCATACGAATATGACAACGGAAAGAGAACAGATAACATTTCGGGCTATAAATATGAGATAGTTTTACCGCATCGTGCCTATGAAAAATTGTCTGTGAAAATTCTCGGTGATGTAAGGCTTGATTTGCAGGAAGATGAAGCAGTATTCGTTTCATTTACCGACTTAGTTCTAACGCTGTATTGGACTCCGCAGGGTTACCGCATAAGTGCTTCGGCAAGCGATATTAAGCCTGTTAATCCACCTAAAAAGGCTGGGTAAGTCTTTGCCGTGGGCGGTAGCACCGTCAAGGTGCGAACCGCCTGACGGCAAGTCAATCCCCTCACTTTAATGAAGGGGATTATATATAATTTCATCGAATATGTGTTCGATATTATAGGAGTGATTATATGAATGGATAAAGAAGTAACAGTCGGTGTTGATGAATTTTCTTTAGTTTTGTTTTATCCGATTGATGATGTTTGTAACGATTGGCAAAGTACAGCTTATTCAATGATACAGGAATTTATCTATAAGGCGGACATAGAAATGTTGCTCGGTAAAGTGGTAGAAATGCATGATAAAAAGCCACAGGCTTACTCACAGGCATTTACCATTGAAAACGCCCCCTATTATTTTGCCATAGCTATGCACGATAATTTTGTACACATGGGCATACTTGTTAGGTTTACTGCCCAAGCGTGGGCAACTTATCAGGAGCGATATTATCAGATGTACGGTGAGAGCGTAAATTTAGCAAAATTTTTGCGTATGATTGACAGCCCTTTTTACAAATTTAGATTGAGCAGAATTGATTTAACCGCTGATTATAAAAATTTCGATGATTTATCTCCGCACAGTATATACGATAAATTGGAAAATGAACAGTATATCATAGTTGACTGCAATGACAGACATTCTAAAAGAAAGATTTCCGCAGTACAAAATGATTTGGCTACAGAAACTCTTTACATTGGGAGCAGAGCCGAAAACTCTCAAAGTTTATTGCGAGTCTATAATAAAAAGAATGAGCAGATAAGCACTAACGGATTTAGACTTGATGAAGCTCTTAATTGTGAGAATTGGGTAAGGATTGAAACCTCTTTCAGAGGGAAGTACGCACACCAGATAACTGAACAATTAAAAAGTGTTTTCGATGACATTTCAATGTCACAATTCATAGCAAGTAAGATTTGTGACAGATACCGCTTTTTTGATGTATCAACAGAGCATTACACGGATTTCACACAATATTTGATTGAAATATCAAAAAACAGTAACTACCCTGCCCTGCGTTGTGAAAGTCCTAAAAACAACAGTCTTAACAAAAGTATTCAGCACATTATTTACGGTAGCGGTTTATTTCCTTTGATATATAAAATCAGCATTATATGGGGTGATAAGGCTGTTGTTGAATTTTGGAGTATTTTGTATGAAATATACAAGAAATACCATAAGAAAAAACTTGAAATTAACCCTCAGATAAGGGCTTGGCTTAGAAAGAATTTTCTTAGCTTATCACAGCAAAGTTTATCAGATTGCTTTGTCAGTGTTGACCTTACAAAGATTGATGTTGCCGAGATTGTAAATAAGATCTCCGAAAGTGACAATCCGTTTACACTAACGGCAATAAACACAAGCAGTAACACAGATAATCAGGTAGTATCTGATGAAGAATTTGAACGCACTTTTTATTCAAAGGATATGGAGTGAGATATTGAACCCGAAATACATAAATACCGAGAAACTTAATTTCTTATAAACACACAAATAAAAACCGAAAAACCTAAAAACTGATTACCATAGAAATATGATTATCTTACTTCATATTTTTTATATTATAATTTTCTATAAGGAGAATGATTATGAGTGATAATTATATGCTTAATGAAGTAGTAAAGTATTGGAAGAAAACAAATGACCTTTTAGTAGCTTTTGAGGACTTTAACGGTCAAATACAAAAGCATACGGTTCATTTGCCAAAAGAGGACATTGACACAATTCTTAATATCGGAATCACAACAGGTATTAAAAATTGGTGCGACAGAGTTGATATTTTAGAGGACAAACCGCTTGGGACTTATTATAGTGAACAAGTGTCAAGAGGCGGTTCTCTGATATTTCATGACAAAATTTTTGATAGAGTCGGAGTTATGACTCTTTCGAATTTTCTCCAGTCATATAGCTGTATATACAGTGCGGCAACCTCATACGGTCTTAGTGAGCATTGTATTGACGGTTACTTTTACAATTCACCTCGCATATGTGATTACATCATTCAGTTCGCTTTGTTTGAAGATATACCCTATTTTCACGCAGAAGAAACGGAAGGTGGTAGCATATGAATGATGAGAAAAAGAATATGTGTGATGAAGATGATTCCGATGAAATTCTCGAATATACAGGCGGTAGCGAGCTTAGCGATTTAACTTTCATCACGACATATGATTATTATTCCAGTTGGCGTATTAAGGAAGTGTTTCGAGAAGCTGGGTATGAATTAAAGCCGGTGTTCTTGGGTTATAAGGCATTACGGTACAGAGCGTGTCAGAGATATTGGATAATCGACATGAGTAACGGTCAAAAAATGGGTACATCTTATAACGGCTACAGTTTTGAAGACTTGCGATACTTTTTAGGTAAATTAGGAATACCTCTTCACGGAGATAACTGCCGCTCTAAAAGACCTTCAAAAGATGAAAACGGCAGGCGTTATGCTTGTGAAGAGTTTCTAAAACTTGCAGAAAGTCTTCCCGATAAAAAGGAGGACTTAATATGAGTGTAGAGATTAAATTCATCGGTACTAAAGAGGTTGCCGAAGCACTTGGTTGTTCCTTGCCTACTGCACGCAATATTATGTTGAGAGCAGATTTCCCTTTAATACGGGTAGGTAAAAATCTTAAAGTTGAGCTAAATGCTTTTCTTAACTGGTCGCAGAAAAGAAGGGTATGAGCATTTAAAGCATTTACATAATATTTAAGCAACCGTATTGACACAAAAGATTTAAGGCTATACAATACTGATATAGTAAAAATCTTTTGTGCTTTACGGTTTGGAAAGGAACGATTTTTATCAGCACTAAAAGCACAAAACCTAAGTCTAAATGTAATAAACTTGATTACGGTGACGGTTCTGTATACTATGTTAAAAGCAGAAAATGCTTTGCAGGTCAGATAACGCTTGAAATTAACGGTGAGAAAAAACGCAAGACGGCTTACGGTAAAACCGAACGCATTGTTAAGAATAAGTTGCTTGAATATCGTATTCAGGCAAAAGCAGGATTTTTTGACGAACCCGATAACACAACTGTCTATGAGCTTGCCGAAAAGATGATTGAAGAACAATTCTCTCTTAATGAGATTAAGCAAACTTCATATGACCGCAAGAATGAAACCTTAAAGTCAATGAGTCCTATTTATGATTTAGCAATGCGTGAGATTACGGAAGATGTAATAAAGCATTTTTTCATTTCTAAAATCTCTTATTCGCAGTCATACTTGGATAAAGCATATCAGCTTTTAAAGTCAGTTTTCAATGAAGCTGTAAGGAAGAAAATTGTTACAGAAAACATTATGCTGAACATCAGAAAGCCAAAGTCAAAGCAGGAGCTTGTAAAAGTAAGAGCATTGACTGTTGATGAACAGAAAAAGCTGATAGATGTTCTCAAAAGCGAGGATATACGCTATTCGGAACAAATGCTTTTGTCAATGTTTACAGGCATGCGTATGGGCGAAATTAACGCCTTAGAGGTAGGAGATATAAACTTTAATGACCGTACAATTAGAGTTTGTAAAACTGTCAGCAGAGGTCTTAACGGTAAAACATATATAAGTAATTCCACAAAGACTAAAGCAGGTATGCGTACAATCTATTTTAATGATGATATGGCTGATTTTTTAAAACAGTGTATCGGAGATAAAAAAGACGGTCTTATATTTGCTTCAAGTGTGGATAAACTTGTCACAACTAATCAGGTGAATTATCAATACGCAAACACGCTGAAAAAGTATGAGATACTTGATAAGAGTGTTTACGGAAAGGTTGATTTACATTCACTTCGTCACACATATGCAACAAGATGTATTGAATCAGGTATGCCTGCAAAGGTACTGCAAAATCTTCTCGGTCATACTGATATAAGAATTACGCTTGATACATACTGTGATGTTTTCCAAAAATACAGTATGGAAAATCTTGCTGTAGCTGACAGCTATATGAAGAGCAATAACATTGCAATAGTATGACTGTCCGAAAATGCACTGTCAACTTTACTGTCACACCATAAAAAGCCGATAAATAAGCCACTTGTCAGGGTTACCTGCACCAACAGCCGTTTCTTATGCAGGGACGGCTGTTTTGTATCGCATTTTCGGTCTGTCTTATGGTGATTTTCAAAATATTTGAATTAATTTTGAATAAAAAGCGAAAATCATGTTGACAAATCCGAAAATATGGTATATAATAATCAAGCTGTTGTTATTAAACAACATTTCGAGGTGTAGCTCAGTTTGGTAGAGTGCTTGGTTTGGGACCAAGATGCCGCAGGTTCAAGTCCTGTCACCTCGACCATAGAAAAAACCGCATTAGAAAGCCATTTTTAAGCTTTTTAGTGCGGTTATTTTTTTGCCTTTTATCTGCTAAAATATGCTAAAATACAAGAAAAACGGTTAAAAATGTTAGGCAAATGCAAGGCAGAAAAAGTTGTGATATTCACCTCACCTTTAATTTGTAAACTGTATCCGTGAGCTTGAAAGAATCGCAGAAGAAAATAACAGCAAATAACAAATCCCCCTCACTCGCTTTTTACGGCGGATGAGGGGAATATTTTTGCAATTATGTGTTATATTTTACCTTAAGCTTTATTTAATTTTGCTGTGTAGTCAAGGGCAATCCAGCCTGCACCGCTTTTGAGTTTACCCCACAGCATTGCGCCTGTGCCTGTTTTTTCGGCAACAATCGTGTATGCTCCGCCCTTGGCGATTGAGCCACACACGGGATAGTTCGTGCCTGCACCTTTGCGGATGTTCACACCGTCATTTGCGGTAATCCTGACAATGTACGGCTTAAACGCTTTTGATGTGCTCGGCTTTGATGTTGTCGGCTTCGATGCCTGCGTAGGCTTTGTTGTGCCTGATGAGCTTGCCGACTTATACTTATAGCCGAAGTAGTTACACATACCCTTGCAGATTGCCTCAGCAATTGCGTTTGTGTTGTTCCTGATCCAGTTCGAGCCTGTCACGGTGTCATGAAATTCACACTCAACATACACGGTCAATGCCCTCGGCACATTGATTTCGTAAAGGTCGGTTTTATAGCTAACCGAATCATCCTTGCCGGGCGATATTGCTCCGAGGGCATTTTTCACCGCCTCAGCAGCCTTTCTGCCGTTTGAGTTCAGGCAGAAAACTCTTGTACCGCCTGTGTATTTGCCGTTAAACGCATTAGTGTGAATCGGCATATGAATGTCTGCACCGAACTTGTCCGATTCGGGACAGCGTGTCTGCATAAGCGTTCCCGACTTTGCGACCATAACCTCAAAACCGCAACGCTTGAGAGCTTTGGCTGCGGCGGCAATTTTGTCGCACTGAGCCATTTCGTTTGTACCGCCCGTTGCATAGGTGTTCCTATTCTGATTTGACGGACTGAGATAGATTCTTTTTGTTGACATAATTATTATTCCTCACTTTCGTTTTTATTTTATGCACTTCCCACTTTTACTACATTTTTTAATATGGTATAATTCATAATAGAAGGGAGGTGAATCATATGGAGTTGATTTTAAAAGAAATTGAACGGGCATTAGACGCTAAACTATACTATTTAGCGTTGCAAGCTTCTCTAACATTGCCCGATATTTGTGGAGCACTGCAGTCAAATGACGGCGTAGCAAAAAAACATAAATATATTGCTTGGTATGACACTTACGCAAAAGAACCGGGCAATCTATCTATTTCCGGCGAGGATTGTTACTATTTTCGTTGTTCATATGTGCATCAAGCACAAACCACACACGAAAATTCTACATATTCACGAATTATATTTTTAGCTCCAGCTTGTCATGGCATAATTATGCATAACAATGTTATAAATGGTGCCTTAAATATTGATGTTAAGCTTTTTTGCAATAATATTCTTAATGCAGTACGCAAATGGCAGGAATCAATCAAAAATAATGAAAACTATAAAAGAAATTACAAAAATCTCATTAAACTTTACCCAGATGGATTTCCACCATATATAACCGGCATACCAGTAATTTCGTAACAATAATCTAAAAAACATAGATAGTCCAGAAGAAATTTAATTTTTAACTGGGCTATCCTTTTATTTTAGTTAGTTTTCCGAAACTTCGGGCAAACCTGCCACCGATGTGAGTACCGACAACACACCTGCAAGCAGAGATGCCGAGCCTACCGCAACCCAGTTTACATCTGTCATCACGGCAGACACTCCGATTGTTGCAATAGCTGTCTGAGCAACAGTCTTAATCGCTCTGACCGCCGTAGCTTTTGCCCACTGTTTTGTAAAAATATTTTTCATCATCAATCTTTCCTTTCGCTGATTTTTTCGAGGTCGTCAATTCTGTGATTTGCGACCTTAATTTCTTCGTCTACAACTGCATTGTGCTGTTCAATCGCATATGTACGCTCGATGAGGCTGTTATGCTTGTCAACCTTTTTTTCGAGCTGTTCAATGCGATAGTTCGACATTCGACTGTTAATCACAATACCCCCAAGAGTACCCACCGCAGATCCTGCAAGTGTGATTAAAGCTATAATAGTTTCAGTTGCCACTTATTCGACCTCGCTTTCCGTCGGCTCATCAACGGTTGGATTGTCGCCCCAAACTGCCATAACGGCATTGTAATATTCGTCTGACAGCACCGTTTTAAGCTGTTCTCTGCCCGATTTGCTGTTCATCATGTATGCGTTGCGGATGTTGCCGCCAACCTGCATTTCTTCACCGTTAAAGGTCAAAAACTGCTGTTTGAGTACCGACACGCTGTCCTTTGTGAGCATATCGAGTGTGATTTTTTCTTTAAGTTCCATTTTTAAATTCTCCTTTATTTAATTTTGTACAAGCAAATCACATTAATTTGCTCGCCGTCTGCGAATGTATATGCGGTCTTATCCTGAGTCGAAAACTGTAGCCAAGTGTTATTTTTCGGAATGGCAAATTTAAAGAGCTTGCCAAGGTTTGAAATACCGACACAAAAAACATTGTCCTCGGAAATACATTTGTACGGCAAATCAATCAGCGGACACATGCTATTGCCGGCAAGAGATACTGCGTTCATTTTGACCGTTGCACTGACGATTACGATGTCACCAATCGTCTTATATGTACAGTTTGCACTTTTGATTTTATCTGCAACGGTTGAGTATGGTGTAAGCGTTGATGTTCCGCTTTCGATATTTGACGAATCGTATTTAGTCGCCAAGGCGGTTTTATCGGCTTTAACAAGCAGAGCATTGTAAACCGTACCGCTTGTCAGATAACACGGGCTGTTATTTTTTGGTTCGCTGTCGAACGGCATTGAATCGAGCTTTCGGGCAATACTCTTGTCTGTTTTATCAAGCCTTGCTCCAAGCGAATTTTGACCGCCTCTTGCTGTGGCTATTTCGGTTTCAAGTGCAATCGCTCCGTCTGTTGCCCGTTCAATCCCCTCGTCCATATGGTTGAGGTTGTCGGCATTGAGGGGCGGAGCAGAGCCGTTCACAAAGACAATTTTATTGTATTTGTTCATTTTCTTTTACTTCCTTTCCTAATCGTTTTTCGCCCTTTGATGTGAGGGCAGTTATAAATCCGTCCATTTTCTTGTTGAACACAAATGTTTCGATTGTCGGCAAATCTTCAAACGGAGTTTTAATTGTGTACTTATCGCCTGCCTCAAGCCACCAATACGAAAACAGCTTAATTTTTGTCGGGCGGTATTTATATACATCACCAAAAAAATTAACAGAATTATATTTTGTGCCGATATCACTTGCTGTTGTTCTGCACCTCATCAAAATGTTATCGGAAACATACCACGAAAAATCGTTACTGTTGCCATACAAAAACGCTTTTTTATCAGCAAACTTAGCACTGTACATACGGATAGGCTCAAGTTCGTAATCTTCAAAGGATAAATCTTTGTACGAATCGATTATTTCAACGGAAGATTGAGAATACAGCCTTTTAAAACGCATTTTTCCGTCGGCATCTATAACGGCAAAGCTCAAAGTTAATTCTGCATAAGCTTGGATTAAATCTGACAAGGTAATGTCCTTTATAACCTTTTCCACGCAGGTATCATCAAATTTCAGCGGTACACTAAAGATAGATAAGCTCGGCGGTGAAACCCCTGTAATTGCATAATCTTTGGCAAATTCTGCGATTATTGAATATAAGTTCTTAAAATTATCGTCTTTTTGATAGTGCGCATAACCATAAGCAAAACTGCCGTCCTCGTTCTCTTTGCCTGCAAACCACAAAGACACATCTACCTTTGACATATCATAAAAAGCGTCATAGGCTGTGATTTTGACGATGTTACGCTGTTTTTTATCTCTTTGAGCCGACTGAATTTTACCGTAGAAAACAGGACATTCAACCGTTCCTGTTTCGGCAGGACAAATAAGAGTATCTGACGGGTACAAATCATCTGACGGATACAGCTCCGGTTCAAGATATGTTGCCGTTATGATGACCTGTACCGTCTTTCCTATCAAAGCCGAGCAATCATAATCAATGAGTTTCACGCTCATTTCAGAGGCTATGCAACCGCCGAATTTCAATTCTTTTTCAACAATTTCATTTTCAAGCGAAAAGCTGTCAAGCACGATACTTTCACCTGTTATATCCTCAAAACTGCCGTCGGGGGAATGCAGGGCAACGGTGTTGTAAAGTGTGTTTGTTTTCAGCTTATCAGCAATTTCTTTAGATACAAGCATTTTTAAGAATCACCCCTTAATACTCAATCAGCTCAACCGTAATCGGCTGATAGGTTATATCACTTTTTTCGGCATCCATTACGGTATATTCAATATCGGGAATATAAAAATAAGAGGTGTAATAGCTGTTCGTTTCATCGTTCCAATAAGTTACCCTGCACTTTCTCTGTAACTTATTCGCCATTGAGAGGTTGATAATCGACTGAAAATCAATCTTTTCGTCAAGATGAAGAATGTGAGTTGAAAACGAAATTTTTGTTTTGTAATTTGGCAGCGTTGCCCTTTGAAGCGTACCGTTCTGATCTCGTTCCGCAGAAGTTTCAAGTCGCTGATTCGGAGTTGATGAAAATGCGGTAATGTACTTATTCGGCATTATGTTGTTACCGAATTTAAGCAAATAGCCGTTATAATTTGACATATCATCCCCCCTTTATGCAAATGCGGATTTACCGTTGTGTCTGCGTCTGTAAAGCTCATCTTGTCTTATCATTTCTTCAAAAAGCGTCGAACCCTCAAGCTCGGCAGTAAACGAATAAGTGTTGCCGCCGTTATTGCGAAAGATAATGAACATTTCATAAATGCGTTTAAGCAGGTCAAGAATTTGTGTGAGAATCACTGTATCCTGACCGCCCGAATTGTCGAGCATACCCTGTAACTTGTTAAGAGGAGAAATAACCTCAGGGTTACCGCTGTTAGCACCTGCGTTATCGCCGACAACCGCAAGTGTCGGAGCTTTAACAATACCGCCTTTTGCAAATTTTCGTGCCGGTGATTCCGTGGGTTCTTCAAATCTCGGAATGAGAGGCGGATTTTCAGGCATTGAAAAACTCCAATCCTGTCCAAAAGCCGCTCCGATAATACCGGCTATTCCGCCGATTGAATTAACAACGCCAGAAACAAAGTTATAAATGCCCGTCCACAACGCATTTATGCCGTCAATGATTGCGTTTATAATGAACTTAAACACGGCGCAAATGCCGTCCCAAATGCCTTTGAAGAAGTCGTAGATACCCTGCCATGCTTTTTTCCAATCGCCTGAGAAAACACCTGTAATGAAGTCAATAAGACCGCCGAATGTTTTCTGTATAGAGGTAACCAACCCACCGATAAATGTAAACACATTATCAAACACCCTTTTTACGGCATTGAAAACATTCTGAAATATAGGTCCCCAAAAGCTGACAAGCCAGTTTACAAACGGTGACAGGAAGTTATTCCACACGGTTGAAACACAGTCTGCAACCTTGCCGAAGAAGTTTATTGCACCTTCAAAAACAGGCTTCAGCCAGTTTTCCCAAGCTGATTTTACGATTGCTACGATAAAATCCCACGCAGGCTTAATCCATTGATTGTAAACATTCATCAGGGTTGTGCCAATGTTGGTAAACATATTGCAGATATTCTGAAAAATCTGCTGTCCGTTGCCGTTCCACCAATTACTGATAATTGTTCCGATATCTCCGAAAATTTGACCGATAAAGTTAAACACATCTGCAAACTGCAATTGTAAATTTTCGAGAAATTCAGTGATTGTTGCACCGTCATTTTCAGTCCATTCAACAAGGCTTTCGGTTGCGATTGAAAACGCACCCGAAACAACTTCGCCGACTGAACCCGCAAAGGTTGTAAGACCGCTTAAAAGATTGGAAATTGATTCTTCCATTTGAGGGCGAACATTGTCAATTGCATTGCCTGCAAGTGTACCGAAATTATCAAAAAAGGTTGAAAGATTGTTATAGCCGTTTGTAAGATTGTTGCCTATGGTGTCTATAAAGCCGATAATCTTTTCCCTGTCTTTTGAAATCCACTTAGCAACACCGCCTGAAATGGTCTGAAACGACTTTCCGCCGATTGTTGCAACAGCTCCGAATGCAGAGCCGATTGCCCCGAGTTTTGCAGAACCGACCTTTTGCATTGTGCCAAATGCCTTTTGAGCTATGGGAACAGCATTATCAAAAACAGTCTTGCAATTCTTGCCTATAGCTGACCAATCAACCTTGTTAATACCTTTCTGTACATTCTCGACAAAGCCTTTGAATCCGCTTTTTTCGTATAGATTTTTGAATGCCCCCGAAAGGTTTTTGCTTGTGTCCTTGACAACATTCTTTGCAACAGGTCCGCCCGATGAACCGCCCGATGAGCTTTTTGATGAGGAGGGGTCTGACTTTGAAGATGAGCTGTCAGAGCTTGAAAGCACATTCAGCTTGTCAAAGCCCGCTACACTTCTCTTTGCCTTTTCAGAACTTTTCTGAACATTATCAAGTGACTTTGAACTGTCATCTGCCGTATCCGTAAGGCTTTTGGCAGAATCGGACGCAGATTTGATATTGCTTGCGGTGTTGTTGCCTGTATCCCAGCCGAATACCTTTGAAAGCGATCCAACCGCGCCTTTGGCATATTCCGTTAAAGTCGCAAGTGCGGAACTCAACCGCTTTACAACCTGAGTTGCCACCTGTAAAATAGGCTGACCGACTACGGCAAGGAGCTGTTTCCAACTTTCTCTGAGGTTGCCCGTTACATTCTCCCAACCGTCTGCTTCACGGCTTGCCTGTCCCATAGCACCCGAAAGCTGATTAGCGTCCTTGACCATTTGCAAAAGCGTGAGCTGTTTCTGCGATTCCGACAAATCCGTAAATGACTTGCCATACAGCTTATTAGCCGCCGCATTTCGTGTGGTTTCAGTACAGGACAAACCGAGTGCGGCATCATTTTCAAAGTTGCCTTTCAAGAACGATTTCAGGCTTTCTGCGGTGTCTTCAAGCGAACGGTCGTAATATGCGGCACTGTCGGCTGTTACCTGTAAAGCCTCCTGCATCATACCCAAAGCACTTGAACTGTCCATACCCGTAGTTTTTGCAAAGGCATAAATGCTTGTGCCGACACCCTGTAATCGGGTTTCAAGAATACCGCTTTGATCGGCAACGCTCTGAATGGCTGATTCTGCCTGCGACTGCATTGTACCGAATGTCTGCTCAAACTGCGAATTTGCCGCATTGACTTCCGCAGCCGATTCAATGCACTGCTGACCGAACTCCTTAATTTTGGCAACGGAAAAGGCGGCAACCACAGCTGTACCGATTTTCTTAAACGAAGATGAAACCGAATTGCTTAACTGCTCACCGCTGCCTTTGATGTTTGAAAACTCTTTCTCGGTTTTCTGAGAAACACCCTCCGCAACCTTTGAAAAGGACTGTTTCATATCCGTGCTTACATTTTCAAAATCTTTTGAAAGACTTGAAAATGCCGAATCAAACTTTTTGGTAATTGAATCGGAAATCTTATGCAATGTTTTGGAAATATCATCACCCGTAAGCCTGACATCAAGCTCAATTTCACCCGCCTTTGTCGCCATATTCACCACTTCCTTTCATTTTAGATTCTTTAAAAACAGGCATAAAAACAGCGCACACCGTTATGATGTACGCTTAAAAATTTTGCAAAAGAACAGCCACCCCATTTGGAGTGGCTTTTTGTTTTAGTTGTTGAGTTCGTAGTATTTGATGTCGATTTTCGGAAGTGACACATTGTTGCCCATTACGGTTTCATATGTATAGTCGCCGTCACAAGTTCCCCAGAATGTGATTACATCATCTTCAAGGAGTTTGTCCGCACCGTCAGGAATTTCTACAGTTGCGTAGATTGTATCAGTCCACAATGGTTCATCAAGATACTCATTTTCTTCTTTGGTTATATTGATTCTCAGGTCAACCGAACCGCCCCAGCCTTCCTGAACCTGAATAATCTGACCTTCAAACTTGTAGTCATTACCTTTGTACTTGTCAGGGTTTCTTGAAAGAGTTTTAAAGTCGATTGTTTTGCAACCGTCTTTAAATTCTTTTTCAACCTTCTTCGGGTCTTTAGTAGGCTTTTCTGTTGCAACTTCTTTTGTGGTCGGTGCTTCTGTCGCTTTTTCAGTTGCTTTTTCTGAACTCTGATTTGCAACAGTAGCTTCCTGCTTTGATTTGTTTGAACCGCTGTTACCGTTAATTGCACCGTTTACACCGCCAACAATCATAATAGCAACAACGATAATAACCCAAAAATACCAACGCTTGTAAATTTTCTTCTTCGCATTTACAGGATTTACGGTTGCCGAGGTTGAATCGTTTCCGCCAAAGCCTGCACCGCACTTGTCGCAAAATTTTGCATCGTCCTTTAATTCGTTTCCGCAATGTGGACATTTCATAAACATACACTCTCCTTAATAAATTTGTTAGTGCATGTTACATTTTATCACTATATATTAACATTGTCAAGAATTTTGTAGATACAGCGAAAATTATGTACAAATTTACAGATTAGCGAAGAAGTTTTGAAATTCTGCAAGAACGGTGTTCATATCTTCGTCTGAATAGTGCTTTACATTTCTTGACCGCCATTTGTTGCGGATTTTATGCTGTGACGAAGTAAAGTTTTTCAAGACCTCTTTGTCGGTTTCAAGGCGAATTTGAACCGTTCTTGCAAGCGGTGTTTCGGGTCCTAAGCCTTGCAGAAGTGAGCAGAACTCATTCCAACTCATTTTAGCAAAATCCTTTGAATAAATGCTGACCCCGTACTCCGAGCGAAAGCTCGACACGATTAAATCAAAGTCATCAATCAGGTCGTAGCCGGGGTCTGAGCTTCCCCCTCGTCAGTCAAATCGCCTGTTGCAATTTTGGCAGATTCGTTGATAAGGGCGTTGAAATCGTGCATATTCAGCTTTAACTTTTCAATCTTTTCTCTCTCGGATTCATCAAAAAGAAGATGATACATTTCGATAACATCTTTACTTTTACCGTTGCCGTCCTCAAAAAGTGCCGCAACTTTGAGCATTGAAACTGCGTCATTGTTGATTGCAAGGTCAACATTTTTAACTCTGACGCTTGGCTTTTCCTCAAAATTAAGTTTGTCTGTAATATCAATTAACTTTGACATAATCGTTCATTCCTTTCGTTTTTTAAGCGGCTGCTGTATATACGGGTTTGCCGTTTGACATAACTTCAAATTCAAGCGGAGCAACACCCGTACTTGCGCCTGCACCGTTTGATGTAACGGATACAACTGCATTTTTAAAGAGGACGGTTGCACCGTTGGGGAAGGTCCACATAAACGAAACTTCTGCCTTTCTGCCGTTTTCAAATGCAAGGGCGGCAATCTGGTCATTGCCTGCGTCACCGATTGTACGCTTGCCCTTTACCGAAATTGTGATTGACTTAGCAGTCATAAGCCTTGACTTCCAGCCCTCGTTTTCAAAGGCTGTCCATTCCTCGACACCGTTGTCAAATGCAACAGAAAATTCTTCGCAGTTAGCAATATTTGTCGTGGCGGATTCTGTTCCTGCCTTGCCAACCGCAAACTGATTTTCATAGCACGGGAATACTCCCGATTCAACTTTTGCCATAAAATTACTTCCTTTCGTAATAAAATTTAACTTCAATGACCTGCTCATACACACCCTTGTCGTCTGTTCCCACATCAACGGGTTCTTCCGTGAGCAGTTCGATTATATAGATTTTGTGTTCCTTAATTTCAACATTTTTAATGCCGTAAAGCGTTTCGTAAAGTCTGCGTGCAAACTCCTCGGTTTCTCTTGCGTTGTCGGTGTAATGGATAAGCAAAGACACGCTTATTGTATCGTAGGTACTTTCACCGCCGATTGCCCTTGTGGGTGTTCCCGACTGCTTTAATGAATACACACCGATTGACCTGTCCTGCTTGTTGTCAAGCTTGCCGATGTAATAATGCTCGGCTGAGGTAACGCTTTTGAGCCAATCTCTGATGTCCGATAAGTAAATCAAAGTCCTGCTTCCTTTCTGTAAAATCTTACAAATGCCCGACTGCAAAAATTCTGCCGTGTACCGCCCTCAAGCCACGGAGCGAACCATTTACCGCCTGCGGCAATGTTTTCCTCACGGCTGAAATTATACTCGGGGTGGAAGTACAAACGCCTTGCATACGGAGTGCTTGACACGATTTTAACCGTGCCGTTCCAACTCTGCGCACAATCTTCAAAGGTGTTTTCGTTCTGAAGATTGCCCGTATCAAACGGCATTACCTGCGTGTTTTTCACCTGTGTAAGAAGTGCGTCACCTGTCATTCTCAGGGCGGCAACCTTTGCCTTATCAAGCTGTTTTACTGCAGGCATATTGAGTTTGATTTTTGATGATACCGAAAATCCCATTAAATCACATCCAATTCCGTAAAATTAACTTTGCCGTCGGGGTTGCGGTGTTTTGTACCCTGTACGATGTTTCGCTTTACGCCGTCAAGGATTACAAAGCCACCGCTTAAAGTGGGGCTGTCGGGGGCAATATCGCCGTCAAAAAGCAAGACAGCCGACACCTGAACAATTTTCTGCTCTTTGGTATAGACCGTCTTTGCCTTTGACTGCATATTACACAAGGCAGAGCCACCGTGCAGGGTTGCTGACGGATAAAGATTTTCGGAGGGATACAGGTTTTTGCACTCAAATGCGATAACAGGAGAGCCGTCCTCGGTTATTCCCTCACCGTAGATTGTGACCTCGACAGGAGTTTTGCAGAACTGCTTTTTTACAAGTGACGGAAATTTCACGGTTTTCACGCACCTTTCAGATTGCAGGATAACAAAGTCCTGTTGATTTTAGCAACGCATAGAGGTCGGCAGGAATTGCCACTCCGCTGATACACATTAAATTCCAGCTTGCGCCAAATTCCATTGATGTGCCGTTGATTGAATAGCTTTTCAGGTAGGAAGAAATCATATCGGCATTTTCTTCTTCAAAAGCAGTAAGTCTGCTATGCACTCTGCCGATGATTCTCTTCTGCATTTCCGAAAGTTTTTCAAAATCAATGCGGTTAAAAGTCAGAACATCAATGTGTTCGGCAGAGATAACGCTGTTCTCATCTCCGCCCTGCTGTTCAATGTAATTGGCATACATTACGCAACCGCCGTTGTGTCAACATCGGCATAAATGCTGTCAATTTTGCCGTCCTTGCCGTTCGGGAATACGAATGTGTCGGAAAGCGAACGGTTCTGATAGAGCCAGCCGTCACCCTCTGTGTGTGAGCCGGGAGCAAAGAAGTAAATGCTTGAAATCTTCGGAACAGTCTTGCAGGTTTCACCGCAAGCAACAAGAACATTGATTTTGTGAGCGCCTGTTGCAGGCTCAAAACCGCCGTCATCGGGGTTAAAGTTGAAGTTATCGTAGAAACGCTCATCGTCAATAACCTCGATGATAGGGCAACCGTCAATCTCGGTCACTCTTGTTTCAATGCCGATACCGCCCTCTGCAATCTGTGTAAGCTCAATCTTGCGAGTGAACTCCGTTGACTGTTCAAGGCAGTCCATAATGTGAGATGTCACATAGGCAACAAGTGTGCCTCTTGCCTTGTATCTGCGGAGCTTGCCGGCAGAGAGAATTGTTTTGAGCTTTGAATAAGCATTCTCCTTAGTCCACTCCGATGTCTTTGTTGAAGAATGATATCCGTCTGTTGCCTGAGCCTTTGTTGCAACCTTCGAGAAGAAAAGTGCATCTGTTTCGGGAGCAACCTGTGTCTGTTCAAATGTCTTTGAAATGTTCTCAACGCTTGCAGTCGAATTTGTTTCATCAACATCTGCCTTGTCAACGAGGAACTCAATATCACGGTCGTGTTCGCAGGTGAACGGAACATCGGTCTGAACATACTTGCCCTTGTTCCAACCGCCGTTGCGATTGTGGTTCTTAAAGCCTGATGTACTCATCTGTGTGAAGTGGAATGTTCTTGCACCAACCCACTTTACATTTGAAGTGATGAACGGTGATGTAAGTGTGCCCTGAACAAGAATTTCGAGCAGATCAGGGCTGAACTGCTCGGCATAGTTATTTGTGTTTGCCATAATTTTTCAATCCTTTCTTTGGTTAAATATTAAATCTGTTCCATTTTTTGGTAGGAACATTTGCCTTTGGTTTTGTACCGTCCGATGTACCGTTGCCGTCACCGCCGATTTTCTTAACTCCTGTGCCGTTCTCGGCAGGTTTGCCCTTGAGTGCGGGGATATCATCAAGCACCTTTTTAACAGCCTCTGTCAGCTTTTCCGCATTGACCTTGCTGTCTGTCACAGCCTTTGAAAAGTCTGCAATTTTAAGCACATACGGAACGGTTGCAATGTCAACGCCCTGTTTTACGGCTTCGAGGGTTGCCGACTGGTTGACTTCTGCCATAAGCTTTGCGTTGTTTGCAGATTCAACTTCCGACTGCATTTTTGCAAAGTCGGGAGTGTTCTCGGCTTTCTGCTTTTTAAAAGCACCGATAGCCTCTTTCATCTCATCGGCTGACAATCCCTGCTCCTTAAAATATGACTTCAAAACGGTGTCCTCTGTCACGCTCTGTTTGCCTGTAATAAGGCTTGCGAGCTTGTCATAATCAAAGGCAGGAGCGTTTTCCTGTGGAGTTCCCTGCGGTGCAGGTGTCGGTTCATTGGGGGTTGGTGTTGGATTTGGTTCTGCCATTTTTTTCATATCCTTTCAGTTTTTCGGGTGTCTCCCGTAATCAGTTTATAGAGTGTCTCTCTGTTTCAGTTTTGCACGGTGTCTCCCGTAGTTTAATGTCTTCGGACAATAAAAAAGCACCTTACATATTCGTAAAGTGCTTAATCCGCTTTTTCTGTTTTTTCTGTTTTAACTGCTTTGGCTCTCGGCTTTTTGGGAGTGTCAGGCTTGACCTCTTCTGCAAAACCACCGTCAATGAGTTCCTTTGCTCTCTGCTCGGAACATTCAAAAACTTCATTCACAGGTCGGGTTACATAACCGTTCTGCCTGTCATTAAATGCTGTTGTTACTCTGATTTTCATTCTGTCACCACCTTTCTAAACTGGTCGAAATCGACGGGTTTAAATGCAAAAAGCACCCTATAATCAACATTGCTGTCGATTATAAAATGCTCAATTCGTAATTTTATGCTGTTTTTGTGAATTGCATATAACAAAACCGCCCTTTTTACGGAGCGGTTAGATTATGCCACTATTTTTTAGATATTGCATTTTTTGTTTCTCTCTAAGCTTACTGTAAAGTGCTTCAGCATCTTTAGCTTCTTGTGGAGCATCTTCACGCAAAGTGACATTTAAACCATTTGTTACAAGGTACGGCTTAAACGCATTCCATAGAGATTTTTGTTCTTCAGTTTGTATCAATCTCATACCATCATCACCCTAAAAGTTTGCTGACTCTGTACTCATTATACACTTCATCCATAGCTTTATCTTTTAAACATTCAAAAGCATACTCACTTATATCCTCTATATTATAACCGTTATTTATCAATTTTTCAACCTTTGGAGCATAAATTTTATTAAGGTAATCGCAATATTCAAAATAATCGTTAATACTTCCGAATTTTGCTCTGTAATTTTTAGCGTCTTGCCAATGAATCAGTTCGTGCAGAATTGTACTCAATCCGTCTTGCGGACAAGCCAAGTTTTCTTGTAAATCTGACAAATCACTTGTTGAAAAGTATGCTGAATTGACATTTAGAACATTTTGCATTGGCATATATGAAGCAATAGCATTTACTCGCATTTCTTCGGGAGTGACAATACAAATTTCAGGCTTTCCGCTTGTTTCAACCTCTCCAAGCATATCAAACGCTTTTCTCACTTGCATATCAAAATCATGAAGTTCTTTTCGTTTTAGCTTTACCTTATCTGAAATATAAACATTGTCACACAATGTATTTGCCTTGCGGGTATCAATTGTAATTGTTTCGCCCTCAATTTTGCGTTCAAAAGTTTTTGATATATCTTCCTTAAAAACAGGTCTGTAATATTTTTGTTCATCAGTCTTCAAAGAAAATTGTTTCGCCTTTTCTTCAAGCATATCAGCCCTATCGTGCCACTCATCGGCTCGGGTTTGGGCAATGCGTTTATTGTCCTCGTCAAGACTGTATTCGGCACGGCGGTCAAAGCGTTCTGCCTGTCGCTGTGCATACTGCTGTTTTTCCTCAATTCCTCGCTGACGGTCAAGCTCTTTGATTTCATCTTCAGACAACGGTGCGTCCAAATCATCAAGTTCGGGATAATATGTACTTGTGCTGTCCTTACATCTCGGATGAAACAAACCGTTCTTGATTGCGGTTGAGAGAAGCGGATAGTTTCCGTCTGACTTTTTGCCGTTTGAATAAACATCGTCAATAAACACCTTGCCGATATATTTTGCACAATCGGGGCAACCGCCCTGTCTTGAGTTCACAACAACGAGGGATACTCCCCATTCGGCTCGCTTTTCGCCCTCACCACGCAGATAGGCTCTTAACCGCCATGTCCGCATAATCCGAGAGCGTGTGCCTTGCACCGTTCTTGTATTCCACACAATTAAGACCTGCGTTGAGCATATCTTTGCAGGCGATATCAACGGCTTTTTCGTATGTAACCGCACCCGTGTTCATTGCAACCTGTGCGTTAAAAATCGCCTTGCGGTACTTGTCGTTGCTCATACGCAAAACTGCCGTTTCTGCCCTCTTTAAATCGTCTGTGGTTGATCTTATGAGTGCGTCAAGTTTACGGTCATTCACCTTAAAAAACTCGGCTGTGCTGTGTGCTGACGGCTTTTTCGGGGCTTTGAAACCGTCCTTGACAGCTTCAAGAATTTCTGCCTCCTGACTTGCATTTCCGTCAGCTTTGGCGGTGCGAATCATCTCTTCGACCTTGCTGTTAATGGTTTTGAAACGCTTACCGAATTTCTTTGCGTTGTGCTTACGGTACTCTTCAAGACTTTTGAGCTGTTCAGCCTGCCATTGTGTCCAGTTGTAACCCTCTTTGGTTTCTTCGGCTCTGTGACGGCTGAAATTTCTCATCATGCTGTCAATCAGTTCATCTTCGATTTTTTCAAAGGCTTCTCTGATATTGTAATCACTCATTGTTTACCTGTGTATCGTTCTGTTCGGGATTGCTTTCGGATTTTTCTGCATTATTTTCCGCATTTTCTTCATCATCTGCGTTATTGTCAGGTTCTTCTGTGTCGGTAAGGTCCACATCGTCAAGCTCCGATTTTTCTTCTTCGCCTGCAATGCCCTGTTCTTCCTTAATTCTCTGCACCTCTTCGGCTTTCCAATCCTCCGACTTGCTGTCGCCGTAAAGCTCGTCAACCGAGGTTTCAACTGACATCAAACCGCCCTGTCTTGCTTTTGACACGGTTTCAACCTGACTTTCAAAGCTCGGATTTGCATATTCGCCGAAGTTTACGGACACTTCCAAGCCCTCAACAATACCCTTGCCGTTAAGTTCACCGTCTGCATTGAGTACAACTGCAACAAGGCTTTGAAGTGTGTTCTGCGTAATTTTCACAAGGTTCTGCCTTGTGTAAAGGGTTGTCTTTTCCTTTTCACGCTGAGCGTCTGCATTATCAAGCTTCTTCGTATCAATGCCGAGAGTTGACGGCGATATAATACCCTGCAAACAGAGGTCAAGGGCAGTAATGTATGAACTCAAATAGCTTTCGTGCTGAATCTGCGGACTTTCGGTGTAAATCCTGTTGCCGTTGCCGTTTTCAGACATATCGTTGCCCACGGTGATAAATCGGTTGTCAAACGGATTTGGTGATATCGGCTGACAGGTTTCGGGATTTCTCGGAACAAGGCAATCAGGCACATACTGCTTTGTTCGGCAGGCTCTGAGTGCGTCCATCCACTGTGACCACACTTCATCAAGGCTGTCGAAAGCGTCTGTTTTTATGCCGATAATGCCTGCACCTCTGCCCTTGTGGCACGATTTGCCGTAAAGGACAGGTACAGCCCACATATATGATTCGTCAAATGTAACGCCCTTTGAATCAATCCACGAAAGAGCGTCAACCGTGTGCAGGTCAATCTCTTTGCCGTTGTCATCGTACAAAGCATAGTGAATATAGCCGTAACCGTATGTTTCTTCAAAACGGTAACGGCGGTGTTTTTGCGTGTAATCGGTGTAAAACTTAACCTCTCGGATTCTGCCGCGCACATATGTAAAGTCGATGTTTTCGGCAGGATACCATTCAACAATTGGAACATCTGATACAGCCGTGTCAAAGCTGACCTTAAAAGCACCGTCACCGACAACACATAGGTCACGGAGCATTTGCTTAACCGTGTCGGACAATTTGTTCTGCTTTTCAATATCTTCCCAACGCTCTGCATAAGCGGTTGAATTTTTACTTGTAACATCTGTGCCGTTGTAGTCGGCAATTACGATATTCACAAGCGTTTCGCAGATGAGTGCCGGCAAACCCGTGTGTATTTTACGGATTTCAAGCCCCTTTGTGCTTTTTGCCGCCCAAAACATAGTTTTATTTGTATCAATCTGCCTGTACAGCTCCGCAAGCTGTCTGCTGTTGCCCCAATACCAAATGCGATTGATAAAGCACTCGGTCAGATGATTGCTTGTTTCGGTGACGGTAATTGTTTTGTCGCTTGCAGGAGTAATCTGCAAAAAGTTTTTAATTCCCGATCTGATAGATTCAGCCATTCTGTTAATCAGCCCCATTTATTTCACTTCCAATAATATTTTTAAACGGCAGCCACGCATATTGACCGCTGTTAATGCAATGGTCGTGACCGTCCTCAGGTGTGTTGTCTTTATCCTCTCGCCAGCTGTAAATTTCAAACTCGGCAATCGTGTTTTTACAATGTTCAAGCACAAAATAACAGTCGGTGGCAAGCCAGCCGAGTACAAGATTGATTCGGTCGATAATCTTCGTTTTCTTCCATGCATTTGCAAAGTCATAGACACAGCCGTGCTGTCGCTTATACTTTTGAAATTCGGTAATAGTCGCTTGGTCGGCGCTGTCAATAAAAGCCGTGCGTGCAAAGCCCCATTCATCACGGTTGCGGTCAAGAAAATCAATAAAATTCTTCACCGTGTCACTCGGGGCAATAGGCGTTTGCATTTCAGCGTTGTTATAAACTCTTTCATCAAGCTGAACACACTTGCCGTGATTGGTAATGCCGTAAAATGTCATTGCGATAGTGTCAGGCGACTTCTGCGAATAGGCGGTATCAAGACCTGCGGTGAACTGAACAAAGTGTTCCGACTTGCGGTTACAGTTCAAAAACTTTCCTGCCCACTCTTTTGATTTGATGTGTCTTGCCCTCTCAAAATTCGGGAACACAAGACCTGTTGCTCTGCCTCGCAAACCTAAGATTTTATTTTTATAGAGCTTTGTACCTTTCGGTGCAGAGTTCTTTTTCTTCTCAATCTGTTCGGGTGTAAGACTTAAATTATCGGCAAAAGAAAAGAACCAATACCGCCAATTCGGTACAGGTTCTTCGGTAAGCTCCGCCGTAATCTCGGGAGGAACATCGTTTTCATATTTTTTAAAAGGACGGGAGCGGTTGACAAACTCCTTATACACAGGCAGGCTCGGATCATCGGGATTCAGCGTTGCAAGCATATAGTCATTACGGGTTGACATCTCTCGGATGAACTCGATATCGGCGGTGTTGATTTCGTCAATATAAACGCACCCAAACTGCGCACCGAGAACCATTTCCCACTTATCCCGACTGCTGTAACCGAGAATATAGATGATTTTGCCCTCAAACTTGATATGCGGCAGCTTGTAATCCTTGTCGCCGTTACCACAATAGACAGCGTTGCGGTGCAAGTCGAGAATACCGTTGTCCTGTTGAATTATAGTTTCCTCAGCCTTGCCCGTAGTTTTGGCGGCAATTGCGTGAAGCTTCTTCGGCGACTGCGACACCATTCGCATAAACTTAACGCCTGCTCCGACGGTAGTTTTGCCGGACGCTGTAGTTCCTTCAAGAAATTCAGCCGACACATTTGTTGTGTTGATAAAGTCGATATACTTTTGTGACAGCGGGAATTTGTTACTCAATCAGTCCCTCACCACCCAACTGTCTGAACACATCGGATAGCTTTTCGGACTGCTCAACCTTTGCGTCAACCTTAACGGTGTATTCGCCCGTCATCTTGTTGAGCGTGTCAATCGCCCTGATTCTGTCGGAGGTGTCCTGCCCGTCATTCCTTGCAATGTCGGACAAAGCAACCTGTCTGTCCTTTGCACTCATAATGCGCTCATCTTTGAGCTTATCGGAAAGCTCTTTGATATAATTTGCGATTGTAGTATTTTGTAGTAATTTTGAAGCATTGGTATTAGCATATTTTGCGGAATATCCTGCCTTAACAGCACTCTCAGCGGCGTTACCGCTTTGTGCATAATATTCAGCAAATTTACGCTGTCTTGCATTTAATTTGTCTTTCACGGTATCACCGTCTTTTCTAAAAATAAGCAAAAGAAAAGACAGCACATTTCTGTACTGTCTTTAAACACAGGTTTCCGGAGTTGCACCGGAATCTGTAAAAACTGTTTTCCTATTTAAACTATCCCCTGCGTTTATAATATTATATCAATAAATTTCTAAATATTCAAGTGTTTTCTTTTTCTTTCCCATTTATTCAATAATACACTTACATATTTCTGTTCTTTATCAGTCAATTGACGATCTCCAATTTCATTATGTTCATAACCCAAATGGGTATGTGGCATCATTCCATTATGAGGTCTACCTTTAACGTCAATTTGTTTTATTCTTTCGCCGTAGTTGTCATAAAAAGTAACACTTTTGATGTTGCTCTGTTTGTCAAGAGTAGCATACACTCTATTTTTTGTCATAGTTTCCATAGGAGCTTTTATCGAAGTATTACCATTCATACGAATTACTTTTATTTCACCAAATTGAGCAACTGTGTGATATTCTGTACCGTACTTCTTTCCCTTATCACTTATACCGCTTGAAGAGCCTCTTCCGCCCATTATTTTGACCTCCTGAATTTTTCCTGAAACGATTTGATGTTGATGATGTTTCCCATACATTCTTCGGGGACTCTGCCGTAGAAGATAATTGTTTCAGGCTGTAAGCGTTCAATCATTTCTTTGTAACCTTTCAAAAACAGTTCTTTTGATTCCGTACGGTTCTGCGTTCCAACACTTGATACGGCAACCGTACCACCCAAAGGCTCGCCGTCAAAACACCATTCAAAACTTTTTTTCGTCGCTCCAACAAATTGTAGGTATTACCTCAATGCCGTAGAGTTGTAAATATGCACCTATCCAATGCTTGCGATAGTGGTTATAAATCTGCAACGCTGTCGGATAATCAGTGTAAAGACTGAAATCAGGCGATAATACACAACTGAATTTTTGTAGACTCTCAATATACCTGTCGGGTGTATTCCATAATCTTTGGAACTGGTAATCGTCCAAAAAGAAATGCACACCGCAGTTGTTCTGCTTACTGCTCAAAACTTCATTAAATCCGATAAAGTTGTTTTCTGTAATTTTTGTAGGCTCAATAATCGGGATGTCATATTCTCCTGCACCCTGAAAAATCGCTCTTGTGCTATTTTCGTAACCTGTACCGCATTTGTCTTTATACATCAATTTCACCTCACAACACAAAACCGCCCTCAAACGAGAGCGGTCTGTGCAATTTATTTTAGGAGGACATAAATGCCTATGTCGTTTTGTTGCTTTCTTCAGTTTACATTATATCACCCTGATTCGGGACATCGGGACAAATTACCAGCGGTGACGATAACACATTTTCTTTATACTGTCGATTGTGTTATTACCGCCTACCTTTGTTAAAATCTTCGCCCAGCTGTATTTTAAGCCGAGGTGCATAAACAGGCAGTTTTCCACAAAATCATCCCGTGAGAGGCTGTTCAGAGCCGAGTTTCTGCGGATTTCAAGGTTCTGAATATCACGCTGAATATCAGCAATCTGCACCACCGCATTGCCCACTCTGTCGGATGTCTGACCTGACGGAACAATTCGTTCACCCAGCGTCACCGCCGTGTTGTCCGCCTCAGCCTGAATCCGTGCCATTTTCGCCCTGAGCCGTGAAATCTCTCTGTTAATGTCCTTAATCTCTTTCGCTGTCAATCTATATCACGCTCCTCGTCAAGCATACCAAGTTCCTGCGCCAACGCAACAACAGCGTTTACAATCAAATGCAAATCCTTACCTTTGATGTTACACATATTAAAGCAAACATCGCCCTCATCGTTATCAAGTTTACCAAAATCAATAACAAGTCCCTTTGTGATCGTCTTGCTTTCATTGTTATCGTAATTAACGGTAATGTTTTTAATATCTTTCATTTTCTTCACCTCTCAACGATTTGGCAATTCTTTGTTGATTCTTGCAGATAAGATCATTTATGTTACAAAATAAATAATATGTCAACCCTCTTATCTCTTCTATATCATCTGTGACCATAATGCGATTGAGTTCACCGTCAATCATATCACGGGTGTTATTGATTTCCTGTCTGAGTTTCATTTTCTTCATTCTCCTTCAAAATTAACAACTTTTCCGTTGTCGGTGTAATCTCGTTTGTCAAATTCAAGTTTTAACTTGTCGATGACAACCCTGTCGATATGCTCCCAAAACACTTCGTCAGTGTCGGAGTGTTCAATTATTTCGGTCATAGACTTTAGTGCCTTTGCACATCTGTCACGACCAAATCCGAAATCCTTATGCAAAGCATACAGCATTGTTTTAAATACTCTGCGTGTGATGTCCTTGTTTTCTTTTTCTCGGATCTGCTCGTATGCGTTTTTGGCAATCCGTTCAGCTTCCTGTTTGAGCTGTTTCGGGATTTTAGGCGGTATTCTCGCTTTCAATGCTTTCTCTCCTTTCGTCAATCTTATCGAGTGCAGTTACAATCAACGAGCTTTTGGCTTTGGTGTCCATAAGCTCTGCCTGATAGTAAAACCGACCCGTTGTATTCCGTCTGATGATACAGCCTTTCAGAATGTATTCTGCTCCATTGTACAGCACGGTTCTTTCAAGGTTGCGTTTAACTTCCGAGATATTCACAGTTCTTCCACCTTGATGTAAATACCCGAAACCTCTGCCCAAAACTTTTCACATATCTCACTTGCAACAAGTGCGTCATCAGACCAAAAGCCGAGAGCGGTCATACAGTCTTTTAGCATTTTTTGCAGATTGTCCGTGTCAGGTTTTGTTATACGATATTCGCCGTCCTGATGTTTACCACGAGGAAAGCACCACTTTGTTATCAGTCTGACACCCGACTTGTACGGGTCTGACGGTTTAAACTTTGCTAAATGTGACATGAGCTTTTCTCTTGCCTGTTTCACCTCGGGCGGATTGTAAAAAACAGGTTTGCCGTTTTTTACCATAACTTTATGTTCCTGTGCCGTTACGGTCGGCGGTATCATCGGCATAAAAAATTCAGTCTTCATTTTCTTCAAAATAATCAACTCCATACCACAACTTTAATTTCGGGTCGTAAACTATGTATCCGTTAGCTACTAACTTATCCAACACATAGTCAATCAACGCCGGTCGTTTAGAAATCCAGTCCATTACCTGATCGTTTTTGTAACTGTAACTTTTATTTGGAAGTTTTCGCCTCAAAGGTGGCATTCCCTTAGCGATTTTCAATCTTTTATCTTTTGAAGTCGATTTGCATTTTGCCATTTTTTGCCATTCCTTTCTTAACTTTAAAATTTTGCTTTTAGTCACAGGTCAGGGGAAGGAGTTGTTGTGCGTAAGCTTCGCACAACTACTTCACCCCTGTGACCTTAGGGAACGGAAATACTCCTATATATATAGAATATATATATAGGTTTTTTCTTTCCCTCGGGAAATCTCGAGAAAAAAGTCATTTTCCGTCATTTTTAGAAAAGGAAAATCTCGGGAAATTTTCCCTATTTTCCCTCACGGAAAGGGAAATTCTCGAATAAATTTTCCTTTCAAATTTGACGGAAAGAGAAAATTTATTCGACTTTTTCCTTTTCCATCAATCCTGTTTTACCGCCGTCAATCCAAAATCCGCCGTGTTCTTTTAGTCGATTTCGGACTGTTTTTTCGGTAACTCCAAGATATGTAGCAATGTCATTTATGTCTGCCTGACCGTTATTTTCTTCTGCAGTAAACGCTGTCATAATAGATTCTGAGCGTTCTTTTTTGCGTTCCGATTCACTCTTTTTCTTACCGAAATTCTTCTTGTAAGGCGGGTTAAAATCGCCCTCAAAATTACAGTCTTTCAACACACCTGTTGTATCTGATTTGTGTATCGGATAATCAAACCAAAGGTTAAGTGCATCAAATGCCGGAAACTCTCTCAGAGTACCCTCTATTCTCCACGCTGACATCCCTTTTACGGTTTTTTCGGCACGGGCAACATCTGACATCATCAGCTTAAAAGACTGTTCAGGAAGCGTTTTGCGTGCGATGTCAATCATATTATTTGACATTACCAAATCGTCCTGCGAACACACTTCGTTGATTTTATTGAAGCGACCTATCCAGTCTTTACAGATTTTACAGGTCCTTTCATTCTTTTGCTGTTTCATCAAATCTTCGCTGATTTCAAGCCTTGTAAGGTCAAGGAGTGCATCGGGGTCACGAGCGAAAACACCCGAGCCCGAAACTCTGTCCATTGACTTTTTACCGCCCTGAGCACCTTTTGAATGGTGGTGACAGTAGATTACCGCACATCCGATTTCTGTACATACCTTGTCAAACTGGTTGCAGAAATGTGCCATTTGATCCGCACTGTTCTCATCACCTGTAATAACCTTGTATATCGGGTCAATCACAACAGCTATAAAGTTGCCTTTTAAAGCTCTGCGTATGAGCATAGGCGCTAACTTATCCATAGGCACGGACTTGCCACGCAAATTCCAAATATCAATTCTGTTTAAGTTTTTGGGTTCAAGTCCAAATGCTTCGTATACGTCCTTGAATCTGTGAAAACAGGACGCACGGTCAAGCTCAAGATTCACATACAAGACATTGCCCTGCGCACACTTAAAGCCGAACCATTCTGTTCCCTCGGCAATTGCAATACACAATTCGATAAGACCAAATGACTTACCTGCTTTTGAGGGTCCGCCGAGGAGCATTTTATGTCCCTGTCGCAATACTCCCTCAATCAGAGGCGGAGCAAGTTCGGGAGGATTTTCAAAAAAATCTGCAAGGTTGTCAAGATCGGGCAAGTCATCGTTAATGCTCTCCACCCAGTCTTTCCACTCGGCAAAGTCTGATTTACCGATGTTTGTGTCAATGATAAACTGCTTTTTGCCGTTGCGGATAACACCGGGCATACGGCTCAATCTTGACGGATTGCGGTTCTGCTTGTCGATTTCAAAGCCGTTTTTATGGCATACATTGTAGAGATAATCAACTCTTTTGCGGTATTCGTCATAGTTTGCGGCATCAATCTTAACGATAGCGTGGACTGATTTTCCGCCCGAATAAACAAGCACCGCAACAGGCAGCTCAAGCTCTCTGATGATTGCATTTTGTTCTTCAAGAGCCATACAGTCAGATTCCACCAGAGCGTAACGATAATCGGTTACATTCTCGTTTTTGACGCCCTTGCCGTCCAACGGATTAAACCTTATCCACGCACCTGCCTCGGGTTTGTAATCACCGAATACATTTGATATGTCACCGTTGCAGTTATTAAGTGCGGCAATAAGCTCACCTGCTGTACGGTCACAACTGCCTTGTGTTGGCGAATATTTAACCTTGCCGTTGTCATTTTTTTTATAAGTTTCAGTAACATAGCCTACATTTTCCGAGCTGTCAAAGAGAGTTTCAATGTAGGTCACAATCTCATTTACCGGGTTCCAGTTTGTAGGCTCGTGAAACTTTACACCCTCACAGGTATTTACACCAATATCGCCCTTATCACCCTGCTCAAAAGCAATTTCGTCATTCCAGCCGAGTTCTTTCGATTCACGAAAAGTCATCCCCCTATCTTTAGCCATTTGGATTATCGTGCCTGCTGTGACAGGTGAAGCAGAGCCGTTAAAGCTCTGCCATTTCTTTTCACACTCGCCGTTGTGATAGCGGTTGTCTGCTCTGCTCCAATCGTCCCAGTCCTTTACGCTGTATCCCTCTTGTTTGAGTGCCATTCCGACATTTACCCAGTCTTGGTAGTCGAGCTCTGACGGACTGATGTATTCAAGTGCATTAAGTAAGTCCAACCGTATTCACCTCGCTTTGCGGTACATATGTTTTCGGGTTAATGTTTTTCGGAGTTCTCCAACCGTTTGCGGCAATCCTTGAAATCAAGGCTGACGCTTCGTCAAACTGCCATTTGCCCACGTGCTGAAAGCCTCTGCTTTCGAGCATACGGATTTGTTTAGGTGTGGTTAAGCCCTCGATTCTTCGCTTTTCGAGCCTGTCAAGAATAAGTTTTGCTTTGCCGGCGCTCTGGATTTCATCAGGGAATATTCCGAGCTTTTCAAGCTTTGCTTTCTGTTTGTCTGTAGGCGGAGAACACTCCCAGCCGAATGCCGGAACATATCCTGCAAGGTCCTGCGCCTGAATTGACATTTCGTACTGCAACGGATCTACAAGTTTGCGTTTGCGTGTTCGCATTTCCGCAAGCTGATTTGCAAGCGCCTCTTCACGCTGAGCAACAACATCTTCACTTGCTTTTTCCTCCGCTTCTTCAATGTCAATCGGACAGCCTGCCTGTTCCGATAAGTTTTCGGTCATCTTTCGTGCGACTTCTTCGTTGTCACAAATGAGATGTGCAGGTCTGCAAAGTTCGTGCCGTTCTGTATGCCATAAAAAGTCGAGGAGCAAAAGCTCTGTCTTGTTTGGAGCAAGTCTTGTACCTCTGCCGACCATTTGGCAGTAAAGCCCACGCACCTTTGTAGGTCTTAAAACAACAACGCAGTCAACACTTGGGCAGTCCCAACCCTCGGTTAAAAGCATTGAGTTGCACAGCACATTGTATTTATCGTTTTCAAAATCCTGCAATACTTCCGCTCTGTCTTCGCTGTTGCCGTTGACCTCTGCCGCTTTAAAGCCTTTTTCGTTCAAAATATCTCTAAATTTCTGCGATGTTTTTACAAGTGGTAAAAACACAACAGTTTTACGGTTCTTACAGTATTTTTTCATTTCCTCGGCAATCTGATAAAGGTACGGATCAAGTGCCGTGTCAATATCACTTGCTTTAAAATCTCCTGCCTGTGTGGCAACTCCTGAAAGGTCAAGTGTAAGCGGTATTGTCACAGCTTTAATCGGTGACAGATATCCCTCTTTGATAGCCTTAGGGAGCGTGTACTCATACGCAAGCGAATCAAATACTGTTCCTAAATTTTTCATATCTCCTCGGTCGGGTGTTGCGGTAACACCCAACACTTTCGCATTGTCAAAATGCTCAAGCACACGCTGATAGCTGTCGCTGATTGAGTGATGTGCTTCATCAATAATGATTGTGTCGAAATAATCGCTGTCAAAGTTTGACAGCCTTTTCTCACGCATAAGCGTCTGTACAGAGCCTACAACAACCCTGTTCCACGAACCTATGCAACTTTGCTCGGCTTTTTCGACTGACGAATTAAGCCCTGTTGCTTTTTGGATTTTGTCCGCCGCTTGGTCGAGCAATTCTCCACGGTGGGCAAGTATCAGCACCCTGTCACCTCGACGGACACATTCTTCGGTGATTTTTGCAAAAACTATCGTCTTGCCACAGCCTGTAGGCAAGACAAGTAATGTTTTTAAATTGCCGCTTTCCCACTCGGAGAAAACGGCATTCTTTGCTTCATTCTGATACGGTCGAAGTTGCATTAAAAGCTACCCGGTGTCCAGTTATTCGGCATCGCAGTATTTGGCGTTGCAGGCTGTGTGTTATACTGTGGCGGATATGTAGGCTGTACATACTGCTGAGGTGCAGACTGTGCTACGGCAGGCGATATCGTTGTCACCTGCTCATCGTATGCATAAAAATACTTGATGTCATTTGTTACGCTCTCTGTGCCGTCATTCTTCACATATTTGCGGATGATAACCTGACATTTACCTTTCTTACCGATAATGCCTGTCCAGTCCATACGGAGCGGTTCGCCGTGCTTTTTCATCGACACGGACAAAAAGAGCTGTGACAGCTTCCATTCAAGCGAGGAGTGCAGTACAAAATTAACTGTAATTTCTCGCTTGTCATCTGCTCCCCACACATTAAAAGTCACTTTTGCCATATTGCATGGTGGCAGTTTACCTTTACCCTGTGAGCGAGCACGCTCAACCTTTGCTACTGTAAAATCATAATCACCCTCGGGGAGTGGTTCGTAATTTCCGCCCTCTTCGGTTATTTCGTCGTTCCAACCAAATTCTCTATCCATTTATACATATTCCTTTCTTATTAAAATGGTAAGTCACGGTTGCTCTGTATCACTTCGAATACCTTATTCCACGCTCCCACAAGGCAACCGCTAATAAATCGTGGGTCATAGTTTGTGATTGGTGTATCGTAAGGGTAGTGTCCCTGTGTAAACACCGCCTGTCTGATTTCGCTTTCATCAACACCGTTAGCTCTCATAAGGTCGGCAAGAGCTTTTGGTATGCCCTCGGGAATATTGACAGATTTATCATTCTGTATCTGAGGTGTTGACAGCGGTACAGATTCGGGAGTTTTTTCAATTTGCGTAGGTTGTGGCACAGGCTGTGTCACAGGCTCTGCCTTAGGAGGCTGAGGTATCGGATTCTGCGGAACAGGAGCGTTATTTACAGGTGCAACATCATTAAAAATATGGGCAATGCCTGCATAGCTAAAGTCCATTTCTTCGGGCAGTCCGTGACGGTTCTTTGCGTCCCAACAAGGGTGATGAAGCGTGTACATCACTCTCCCTCCGCCCTGTGCTTTGTACTTTTTGCCGTCTTTGTCGGTTGCTACCGCTACTGTTTTATAATTTGCGAAAAGCACCATATCCGCCCATTCTTTTACAAGCGGAGAAATCTGTGAAGCAGTCTTTTTGCCGAGTTTAAGCTCCCAACGGTCATATTCACCGATTTCATCAGGCTGTGAAAACTTGCGGAGCTGTGCGTGTGCGGTGAGCACAACATTGATACCTCTGTCAATCAAATCTTCAAGGCTGTTCAAAAATCTGCCGAACTCCTCTTTTTCGTAAACATATCCGTTGCCGTAGCCGAAATCTTCAATACCTTTTTTTCCGTACTGAGCACATACATCATCAATACAAAGCTGTTCTGCCCAGTCGATTGTGTCAATGACAACCGTCTTGCATACAGTCGGATTGCTTTTGATATATTCAAGCTGACTCTTGAGCATCGTCCACGATGTCGGCTTATCCATTCTTGCAACATCAAGGTTTTTTGTACTACCCTCAGTGTCGATAAACAGAGGATTCGGAAACTGCGAAGCAAAAGTTGACTTGCCGATACCCTCGGGGCCGTAAATTACAACCTTTTGAGCCGACTTGATTTTACCTCTTGTGATGTTCATTATCTCACCCCCTGTACATCTGAAAAATTGATTTTATTGCCGTCAACATCAATGACAACATAGTCGATTGCGTAGTTGAGCAGTTCGTTTGTCAAATCCTGTATTGACTTGCCTGTCATACCTGCAATCAAAACAATTCTCGAATAGTTTTCAGGCATAATCTTGACCTTGGTATAACCGCAGGCAAGCTCTCTGTGCGGATTGCATTTGATTACACATTCATTTGTATTTGTTTTTGCTGTTGTTTTAGCTGTAGTTCTTGTAGCCATAATTAAAACTCTCCTTCTGTCCAAGTCGGTGTTGTAACAGGTGTGGTTGTTTCGGACTTAATATAGCCGTCCTCGATGATTATTGAACATTCATCGCCGTTTGAAACTCTTGTTGCAATAGCCTGCAATCCCTCTGATTCAAGCCATTTTGCAAAATCTTTGAGTGTGTCGGTATCCATTTGTTCGAGCTTGTCAAGCAGGACAAATCCGCATTCGGGATTGAGCTTGCGAACAATTGCCGTAGCGACACGAAGCTGTTCCGAACCGCTCATGTTGTCCCACTTAAAACCGTTATATGTAAGCTCGCCCTTTTCAACCGATAAGCCGTCAAGAGGCAAATTTGCGTTGTTGAGCAAGTCATATTTTGTTTTGCGAATTTCTTCAAGCTGTGCCGTCATATCGGCGTATTTGCCGTAATATTCCTTTGCGTCCTCATCAGCTTTCGCCTTATCAAGGTTTGCTCTGACTTTGCGGTTGATTTCGTCAATCTCGGTAATGTTCCTTTCAAGCTCTGCCGTGCTTTCATCGTGCAGTTCAGCAACGGTCTTTCTGCTCTGTTCGAGCTGTGCAAGCACTTTTGTAAGCTCGGAATTGTATTTTCTCAAATCCTCGTTAAGCCTGTTGATTTCGCTCTGCAAATTGTTGGCACGGCTTTCAAGGTTATCTTTTTCTGCTCTCAGGCGGTTATTTTCACCGTTGCGTGCAAGAATTTCCTGCTGTTTATTGATAAGTTCAGAGGCTGATACAGGTTCATTCGGCACGCCTTCGTATTCGGGCATTTCGGCGGCAAACTTTTTCTTTTGGTCTGCAATCTGACCGATAGCACGGCGCTCGTTATACACCTGTGTTTCCTGCGTTTCAAGCTCGTAAACTCTGTTGCCTACACCGATAATCTGCAGGAGCGTGTCAGCCTTTTCCTTGCCGGTTGCATTCATAAATTTCGGCAGGTCAAGAGCAAAGTTGCTGACAAATGCGTCAAGCAAAGCCTGTCCGCCTTTGTTGCCTGCGGTGTCAATTACTTTAAGACTGCTGTTCTTACCGCTACGCTCCACAACAATACCGTTTGAGAGCTTGATTTTGAGGTGTGGCGGAATCGTTGAACCCTCACGGTACGGAGCAGACGGAGCGA